GGAACAGACTTTATTACAGTAAGAGAGCCTTTGAGAGATAATATGGATAAATTTGAATTAGAGATAGATGTAGCAACAGGCGAGACAGATCCATATTCACTAAGAGTAACAAAAGATGGAAGTTTATTTTATCAAAAAAATAACATAACAGGAAGTTATATTGTAGGTGATGACAATTTAGATGAATCTTCAGGTAACGAAGATGATGATTGGATTTATGAAGCAGGAACATATGAAGTCTTAATAACACCTGATAATGCAGGAACAGTAATTTCATTAGACAAATTAGTTTGGAAAATAAACACAAACAGAGGTACAGATAGTAATTTGTTTTTTAGAACACCTGCAATCGCAATAGGAGAAACATTTACTTTTTATGTAAATAGACAAATGCCTGATATGAAGATTATAGATTTTCTTGCAGGTTTATTTCAGATGTTTAATTTAACAGCTTTTTTAGAGAATAACGTTATTAAAGTGCAACCTTTGAATGATTTTTATGCAGGTGGTACTTCTTACGATATAACGGAGTATATTGATATAAACACCTCACAAGTTAATGTAGCATTGCCTTTTAGAGAAATAGTTTTTAAGTTCAAAGACACAAAAACATTTATAGCAGACAAGTATGGTAAGATTAATGGTCAAGATTGGTCTGAAATAAAATACAAAGCAGGAGAAACACAACTTGCAGGAGAAATCTACAAAGTAGAAGCACCATTTGGTCATATGCAATTCGAAAGACTTAATGATGTAAACGGAGGAACACAAAAAAATATACAATGGGGATATTATGTAGACAGTAACCAAGAGCCTTACATTGGAAGTCCGATGTTATTTTATCCTATAAACATTGATACAGGAGGTATATCTTTTGTAGATGCTTTAGACGTGAATGGAGTGGCTTCAAGTCATAAACAATTGAATAACGTAAATTTACCATTTAATAGTGTTGATGATAACCCTGCTGTAAGCTTACATCAATTGAATTTTAACAAAGAGTATAGTGAATGGACAACGAGTACTGAATTTACTAAGAGTTTATTTCTTGAATATTACTCTACTTATATTTCACAAGTATTTGATAGTAAGAATCGACTAAGCAAAATAAAAGCAAGACTACCATTAAAGATATTACTTAATTATTCATTAGCAGATAAATTTGTAATAAACGGAACAGATTATAGAATTAACAGTATCACAACAAACCTAACAACAGGCGAAGCAGATATAGAACTATTGAATATATGATAAAAAACATATTAGAGATGCTACCCTATGTAGAGGGAGGATCAGAACTTATAGACATAGCAAAGGGTAAATACAAATACCCTGAAACAGTAAAGGAAGCGTTTAACAATTTTAAAAAGCAATTATGGGACAAGTAATCGAAGCAGAACTAAAACTAAAATACGGCAATGCTATAAAAGAGGTTGAGGAATTAAAAAAAGAACTACAAGAGGTTAAAGAGTCTTTTGAAGCAAGTGATAAAGCAGCTAAAGATTCTGCTAAAAGTTCTAAAGGTTTTGGTAAGGCATTAGGTGCTATTGGTAAAGCAGGTGGTGTTATATTTTTGCTTGAAAAAGCGTTTGGATTATTTCAAGAGACGTTAGGCAAAAATCAAACAATTATTGATGCTACTGCTACAGCAACAGAATTTTTATCTATTGCTTTCAATGATTTGTTTAATTTTCTGCAAAACAATGTAGGTGCAGTTACAGGCTTTTTTAAATCTATATTTGATGATCCTAAACAATCTTTAATAGATTTTGCAAATGCATTTAAAAGAAACATACAAGAAAGGTTTGAATCTTATTTAGATACCTTAGGCTTTTTAGCAAGTGCAGTCAAGAAAGTGTTTAGTGGAGACTTTGCAGGTGCTATGGAAGATGTCAAAAATGCAGGTAAAGAATCTTTAGATGTGCTTACAGGTGTAGATGGTACTTTTGAAAAATCTGTCGAAACTGTTGGTAAAGTAACAAAAGCAGTTACAGAATATACTAAGTCAACTTATAACTCTGCAAAAGCAACAGTAGAGTTAAACAAAGAAGTACAAATAGCAGATGCGTTACAACAAGGGTTAGTAGAGAAATACGACTTACAAGCAGAACAACAAAGACAAATTAGAGATGACGAAAGTAAAAGTATTGAAGAAAGAATAAAAGCTAATGAAAAATTAGGAGAGATTCTTGACAAGCAAGAGGAGGAAATGCTTAAAAATGTTAAACTACGTGTCCAAGCAGCACAAATAGAGTTTGATAAAAATCAAGATAACATAGAAGCTAAGGTAGCACTAATAGAGGCAGAAAATGAATTAGCAGCAGTACAAGCACAGGTTGCAGGTTTTAGATCAGAACAATTAACAAATATAAATTCTTTAGAAAGAGAAAGATTAGACCTAATCACAGAAGCAAACGAAAAAGAATTTCAGCTTGAAATGGATAGAGTTAAAAACAAACAAATGGCTGTTGATGCTATAGCAGGGTTGGTCAACAAAGAATCAACAATAGGAAAAATAGCCTTTATAGCAAAACAAGGTTTAGTTTTAAAAGAAATGATGTTAAATGCAAAAAAAGCATTACAAGAAATTGCAGTTAAAAGTGCTGAATCAGGAGTAGATGTATCGAAAGGTTTTACTGCAACATTAAAAGCAGGTTTTCCTCAAAACGTACCTTTACTTATTGCTTATGCAGCTCAAGCAGCAGGAGTAGTCGCTTCTATGGTGTCAGCAGTTGGTAAGGCTAAATCACAAATACCTAATGGAGGAGTAAGTGTTTCAACTCCGACAACACCAAACGCTCCTGCCTCACAAGCACCTGCATTTAATATAGTAGGTCAAAGCACAACAGATCAATTAGCAGATGTGTTAGCTTCACAAGGACAACAACCTATTCAAGCCTATGTAGTTTCCAATGATGTAAGTACAGCACAAGAGCTTGATAGAAATATTATAGAGGGAGCAAGTATAGGATAAACAAAAAAATAAATTAATACGTTATACATATATGAGAATCGTTGAACTTATTTTAGGAGATGATGAATTAACAGGAATCGAAGCTATATCTGTAGTAGAGAATCCTGCAATAGAAGAAGATTTTATCGCACTAAAAAGCGAGGAAATAAAACTTGCTGAGGTAGACAAAGAAAAGCGTATTCTTATGGGTGCTTTGCTTGTTCCTAACAAACCAATCTATCGTAAAAAAGGAGAAGAAGAATATTACATATATTTCTCTACGGATACAGTAGCTAAAGCATCACAGCTTTACTTAATGAACGGAAATCAATCTAAAGCTACATTAGAACACCAACATACGATTAACGGACTAACATTAGTAGAATCTTGGTTAGTAGAAGATGAGGTACACGATAAATCTCGTAAGTATGGGTTGAATGTTCCTGTAGGTACTTGGATGGGTGCTGTTAAAGTAAACAACGATGAAATATGGAACAACTTTGTCAAAACAGGCAAGGTTAAAGGTTTTAGTATAGAGGGTTACTTTGCAGACAAGATGGAAAGACCTAAAGAGCCTGTAAACGACTTTGAGGAAGAAGCAGAGGAAAAATTAGCTGTTATTAGGTCAATTATTAGAGATGGCGAGAAAAGTAATTAGTGTTTACGTCAAGCCAAAGAAAAAATCACATCCACACAGCAAAAATGCGAGTGTAGGACAAAACAAATATAAAAAACCATATAAAGGACAAGGAAGATGAGTAAAAGAATAAGTAAAATGCTATTTAGCAAAGAGAAAGTAGAGTTATCTGCTATTAATGATTTAAAAAAATCAAGTTCAAATTTAGAAAAATTAAATAAAAAACTTGAAAAAGGTTTTGCTGATTTTAAGGAAATTAGGAGAGAAATACAAGGCTATGCAGCAGGTGGCATAGAGTTACAAAAACAAATTGAAATATTTATACAAGATTTAGAAAAAATGGCTAAAGAATTAGGTGTGAACGCATCTGACATCCCTGAAATAAAAGAAGCAAATAAAATTTTTGTAGAATTTGAAAAAAATAGCAAAAGGGCTGATGATATAGTAAAAGTTAGACCCTAATGAAAAAATTTGAAACACCAAGTAAGACAAGTCCAAGAGGAGGACGTAGAGGTTGTTTATGTAAAGATGAAACCTATTCAGTAAAGTGCTGTAAGGGTAATATAATAAATCAAGGAATCGGTAAAATATAAGTTATGAGAAAAAAAGCGATGAAATATGTAGCACAAGTTACAGAACTATCTACAGAAAAGGTAGAGCTTAATTTAATAGATAATTTTGAAAAAGAATTTTCTAAAGCAAATCAATTAATGACAGATGCATTTTTAGGTCGTTTTAAAGTAGAAACAGCAATACAAAGTATGTTGGATGGCTATGATGCAGCAGGTAAATCATATCTTAAAGCAAATGCAAGATACCAAGAATTAGAACAAGCATCAAAAGATTTAGGAATAGAAGTTCCAAGCAAAATACAAAATTTTAAAAAAGCTATTTCTGAAGGACTAAAAGAAATTGATGCAAATAGCAAAGAGCTACTTAAAGCTAAAAAAATGAGTTTTTTATAAAATAATATAAAAATGCAAATATAAATTTTAACACGTTATAGTAATATGAAATCAACAGAAATCTTAAACAAAATCAAAACTTTCTTAGGAGAAGAAAAAACAGAGCAAGTAGAGGAAACAAAACTTGAACAAGTAGAAGAAACTCAAGAGGAAGTCAAGTTAGCACAAGCTACACTTGAAAATGGTACAATCTTAGAAGCTGAGGCTTTTGAAGCAGGAAACGAAATCTTTATTGTCTCAGAAGATGATAAAGTAGCAGTACCTGTAGGCGAATATCAAATGGAAGATGGTCAAATGCTTATTATTGAAGAAGAGGGGATCATTGGAGAGATTAAAGCACAGGAAGAAGAAGAAGTAGAAGCTGAAGAAGAAATAGAGGCTTATGTATCAAAAGAAGAATTTAACTCTGCCGTTGAGGAAATCAAAGGTATGATTAACGAGCTAAAAAAGGATAAAGAAGAAATGGCAGAGGAAGTAAAAGAAGAATTAAGCAAAACTCCTGCTGTAGAGCCTATTGCTCACAATCCTGAAGCTCAAGAGAAATTTAAAGTAAGATTCGGTAATAACCGAAAAGAGACTGCTTTAGATAGAGTAATGAAAAAATTAACCAATAATTAAAATTAAATAAAATGCCAAATCCAACAATTACAAGTAGTAGTTATAGCGGGGAATTCGCAGGTCGTTATCTTGCTGCTTCATTGCTTACCGCAAAAACTTTAGATGATGCTGCTATTAGCATACTACCAAACATTAAGTACAAGGCTGCTATGAAAGTAGGGGCTTTCTCAAATTTAGTAAGAAGTGCTGACTGTGATTTTGACTCGTCAACTTCAGGTCTTACACTTACTGAAAAAGTATTAACACCTGCTGAGTTACAGGTAAACTTACAAATCTGTAAAAAAGAATTACACGCTGATTGGGAAGCTGCACAAATGGGATTCTCTGCGTTTGACAACTTACCTCCACTATTCTCTGACTTTGTTATTGCAAGAGTAGCTGCTGAGGTTGCAAGTGCAACTGAATCATCTATTTGGTCAGGATCATCAGGAGAGGGTAACTTTGACGGCTTTGTTACATTAGCAGGAGCTGATTCTACAGTAGTAGATGTATCTGCTGCAACAGTAACTTCAGCAAACGTAATTGCTCAATTAGGAGCTATTGTAGATGCTATTCCATCAGGAGTTTACGGAGCAGATGACCTTATTATCTATGTATCACAAAACATTTATAGAGCTTACATTAGAGCTTTAGGTGGTTTCGGTGCATCAGGATTAGGAGCTGCAGGTTACGAAAACAAAGGTAACAATCAATCATTAGATGGTTTATTCTTTGATGGTGTCAAGATTTATCCATCTTCAGGTTTTGCTGATAACAGAGCAATCGCTGCAAGATCAAGCAACTTATTCTTCGGAACAGGTCTATTAAACGACAGAAACGAAGTAAAAGTAATTGATATGTCAGATATCGATGGATCACAGAACGTAAGAGTAGTAATGAGATACACAGCAGGATGCCAAATCGGTGTAGGTGCTGACGTAGTTCTTTATTCTTAATAAATTAACATATAAAGGGGTAGTTAACCCTACCCTTTTTTTATAACTAATAATTATGGCTTGTACATTAACAACAGGTAGAAAAGTCCCTTGTAAATCGGCAGTAGGTGGTCTCAAGACTGTTTACTTTGCAGATTACGGAACTCTTGGTGCTGCTACGATTTCAGGAGGAGAAGTTACTGCTTTAGCAGGTAGTCCTGCTTTATTTCAATTTGACATAAAAGGTAATTCATCTTTAGAAACTGCAATCAATAGCTCAAGAGAAAATGGTACTACTTTCTATGAAACCACATTAAACTTAACACTTACGTTCCTTGAAAAAGCTACACAAGAAGAATTAAAATTAATTGCACACGCAAGACCTCACGTATTTGTAGAGGACTACAATAGCAATTATTTTGTTATAGGCTTAGAACACGGAGCTGAGGTAACAGGTGGATCAATTGTAAGTGGAGCTGCTATGGGAGACCTTAGTGGATTTACTTTAACACTTGTAGCACAAGAAACTGCACCACCTTACTTTATTACAGGCACTGTAGTAACAGGAGATGCAAGTGCAACTCAAATAACACCTAATTAAAAATAATTTCTTATATTTATAAGAGTTTTCATTAATTTTTAGTTTTGTTTTAAAGGGGAGGTTTTTACCTCCCTTTTTTTATACACAAAATCTTAAGTTTGTACGTTATATAAGTATGATACACTTAACGACATCTGCATCAGCTCAGACATTAAAAGTAATACCAAGAAGTTATGCATCAAGTGTGAGTATGATACTAAGAGACGATTCAACAAATGCCTCAACAACATACTCAGTAAGCACTACAACAGACAAAAATTATTTAGTGATATCACAAGCATTAAGTCCTGTACTTGTAGAGGGTAGATTTTATAACCTAACTATAAAAGAGGGAAGTAATGTAATATATAAAGATAAAGTTTTTTGTACTGATCAGTCAGCAGCTTCTTACACAGTCAATAGTGGAGAATATACAGTACCAACAGGAAACGATGTCTTTGATAATGATTATATTGTAATATGAAAAATAAATCAGATTTAAGTATTGTAAATTTAAGCACCTATACTTCTCCACAAGTTAAAGAAGTAAGAGGAAAAGACTTTATAGAATATGGAGAAGATAACAACTACTTTCAATATCTTATAGACAGATACAACGGAAGTCCTACTAATAACGCTATTATAAATGGTGTTAGCGAGATGATCTACGGAAAAGGGTTAGATGCTACTAACTCAAATAAAAAGCCGAATGAGTACGCACAAATGAAGTCGTTATTTAACAATGACTGTACAAGAAAGTTATGTTATGACTTAAAACTTATGGGACAATGTGCTATACAAATTATCTATTCTAAAGACAGAAGCAAGATTGTACAGTTAGAACACATACCAATCGAAACATTAAGAGCAGAAAAATGTAATGACAAAGGCGAAATAGAAGCCTACTATTATTTTAGTGATTGGTCAAAGTATAAGCGAGGAAACGAACTTAAAAGAATACCTGCATTTGGAA